CCTGAGAAGGAATCACCTGGAAGGCCCGAAGTCTTTACCGGCTTTATTGCGGGAGCATATGGCTTCCGGGCACGTCAAGTTTCTTGAGAAATATAACAAGTATGAGTTCTGGAACGGATCGGTTCTGCATCTGTGTTACTGCGAAGCCGAGCGGGATGTGGAGAACTATCAGGGTGCCGAGATTCACGTGTTACTTCCGGATGAGGTTACGCATTACACCGACTTTCAATATCGCTACCTGAGAGCGCAGGTAAGACGTGCTGGTCTGGTGGTACCACCGCAGTATGAGAAACGGCTGCCCCGGATCGAAGCGGGGGCCAACCCCGGCTCGATTGGGCATGCGTGGGTGAAAAGAACCTGGATTTCACCCCGGGGGCCGTTTGAGGTATGGCGCGCGCCTCCGGACGAGGGGGGGATGCTGCGCCAGTTCATTCCCGCCAAATTGAGTGATAACCCGCACCTGACCAAGGACGATCCCGAGTACGCCGACCGCTTGAGAGGGATGGGAAACGATAACCTGGTGAGAGCCATGCTGGAGGGAGACTGGGACATCATCGCCGGTCAGGCGTTTGAAAAACTTCGTAGGGACATTCATTGCATCGACCCGTTTATTCCGCCGGAGGATTGGATTTGTTTCGGCAGTCTTGACTGGGGCAGTTCGAGGCCGTTCTCTTTCGGTTTGTGGACGGTGGCGAATGGAAACGCTTTGCCCGATGGGAGACTCTATAGACGGGGGGCCATCATCCGCTGGAAGGAATGGTACGGCTGGGCTGGTAAAGCAAATGAAGGTCTGAGGATGGAAGTCGCCGAAGTGGCCGATGGCATAAAGACCAGGCTCGGAGAGCGCAAACTCGCCTACATCGCCGCCGACCCCTCGATGTGGAAAGTAGACGGTGGACCTTCCCATGCGGAAACCATGACGCGCAACAAAGTGACGCTGCGACGCGCGGACAATTCACGCCACGCCGGTTATCTGGAAGTGAGAAACCGGATCGCCGGGGACACTGACGGGCCGATGTTGTATGCTACGCGAAATTGTCACGATGGCTTCTGGAGAACGCTGCCGGATATTGTGATGGACGAATCGGATACCGAAGATGTGGACACCGAAAACGAGGATCACGCCTACGACGACGCGAGGTACGCCTGCATGAGCCGTCCGTGGGCAAACGTGATCGAGAAAGAAAAGATGAGGGAGCGCGAATGGTTCCGCTTCCGGGAACCGGAAGTTGAGTCCTACCGGACCGTCTGATGGCCAAACCGAAGAAAGAGAAACTGCCGGTATCCGACGAGGAACACGGTGAATTGATCGGCTACGTCACCGAGGCCGAGGACGCCACCATTGACTCCCGCGCGCTCTCGGAGAAGTGCCGCGCCTACTACGACTCTGAAATGTGGACGCCGCAGGAAAAAGCCAAACTTGCCCGCCAGAAGCAGGCGGCGACCGTGATCAACCGCTGTAAACCCAAGGTGGACGCTCTGATGGGCATGGAGCGGGCCAATCGAACCACTGCCAAAGCCTATCCGAGAACGCCGAAACATACCGGGGGGGCGACTGCTGCTACTGAAGCGGTGCGGTTCTGTCTGCAAGATAATATGTTCGAGCGGGTACGCTCTGATGCCTGGGAGAACCTGTTGATCGAAGGCAGTGGCGGGGCTGAAATCATCGTCAAGCCCAAAGGGAATTCCTTCAAGATCGTCATTCGACAGATTAAGTGGGACCGGATGCTGTTTGACCCGCATTCGAGACGGAAAGACTTCTCCGACGCGCGTTATCTTGGTCAAGTGGTGTGGATGGACTACGACGAAGCGGCTGATTTATACCCTGACGCAAAAGACATCCTCGAAGACATGCAGGACGGGTCGGATACCTATGACGACAAGCCACGCTGGATGGACAACACCCGGAGACGGGTAAAAATAGTCGAACTCTACTATTCCAAAGGGGGAGACTGGTGGTACGCCTGTTTCACGCGGGGCGGATTCTGCAAGAACCCGAGGAAGTCACCGTACTTGAATGAAGAAGGCGAAACCGAACACGCCTACGAATTCGCTTCCCTCTTTGTCGATGGCGATGGCGGGCGTTACGGGTCGTTGAAGCAGGTACTCGACGTGCAGGACGAAATCAACAAGAGAAGGTCAAAAGCCCTTCACCTGATGAGCGTGCGGCAGACCTTTGGTACTGCTGGAGCGGTGGCGGACCTGAATAAAGCCCGCGCCGAACTGGCAAAACCGGACGGACACGTGGAGTTTGCCTTCGGTGAACTGGGCAAGGATTTTGGGGTTCTCCCAACCGGAGACATGGCGCAAGCCCAGTTCAATCTTCTGACCGAGTCCAAGATGGAAATGGACACGGTCGGAGCCAACGCCGCGACCCAAGGGAAAGACAAGACCGTGCAGAGCGGGGTAGCTTTGAGACAAAGAGCGCTCACCGGGCAGACCGAGCTTGCTCCGATGTTCGACATGCTTAAAAACCTCGACATCCGGGTTTATCGCAAGACCTGGAACCGCATCAAGCAATACTGGAAAGCCGAGATGTGGTTAAGAGTCACCGATGACGAGAATAATTTGAAATTCGTCGGACTCAACAAACCCGTCACCAAGGGCGAGATGCTTCTCAAGCAAGCAGAGGCACAAAAGGCCCCCCCTGAAATCCTCCAGCAGTTGCAGCAGCAGATTGCAACGAACCCGATGATGAAGGAAGTCGTATCTACCGAAAACGACATCATCAATCTGGACGTTGATATTGTGATGGACGACGCGCCGGATACGGTGACTCAGGAAGTGGAAGATTTCCAGGCGATGGCGGAAATGGTGAAGTCAGGTTTTCCCCTCCCTCCGGAAGCGGTGATCATGGCGAGCCCCCTGAGCAACAAGGACAAGATCATCAAGATGATGAAGGAACAACCCCAGATTCCTCCGGAGATGCAGCAGAAGATGGAGGAAACGCAAAAACAGATGCAGAAGCTCGCCGAGGAAAACCAATCCTTGAAGCAGGACCAGCAGACCGAGGTTGCGAAGATCAAGTTGAAGCAGGAATCCGACATGATGGAGCTTGAACACAAGAAACAGGTCCAGGCACTTGAATTGCAACTTGAGAGAGAAAAGGCCCAGGCTGAAATAGAAATACAGACTTTCAAGGTCAAATCCCAGCTTGAACTGGAGTCCGCGAAGTTACAGATGCAATCCGAGAACGAGCAGAAGAAGTGTGACATGGACGCGGTAGTTTCCGAACAGAAGATGGCCCAGGAAGCGAAGATGAACGACCACAAGATTCAAAATGACGTGAAAGCCCAGGAAACCAAGGATTCCGGTACGGCCATGCCGCAATTCCTGAAAGCTCTGGAAAAGATCATGGCGGACTTCACCAAGGTCATTCAGATGAACGAGCAAACCAACCGGGAAATCGTGGAAGCCATCAACAAGCCCAAGAAAGTGATCCTCGGTGGCATCCAGAGAAACAACGAGGGCATTACCGGTGCCAGCGCGACTATCAATTAGGAATAGTCAGGTGTCGGTTGAGCAACGATCACCCAGAGTTTCTAAACACTTAATTAATCGTGGCAATCGAGCATAAATTCGTCTCTCCTGTCGCTGACGAGGAAGACCCGTCAATAGTCGGCCCCAGCAATTGGAATGAGGACCATGTTTTTGTAGAAGGGGGAGGCGCAACTCTTGATGTTCAGACCATCGGGGACGGACTCTTTTTACAAAGAGCCGGTTCTGCAATCATCGGTGCTGCTGCTGCTGGCCCCACCGGTCCCACCGGGGTCCAAGGCGCGTCCGGACCCTCTGGCCCCGCCGGGCCTACGGGAACCGGAACCACCGGCGCTCAGGGTCCAACCGGTCCTACTGGACCCTCTGGGCCCACTGGTCCTACCGGAGTGGGCACTACCGGGGCGGCTGGAGCAACCGGTCCTACTGGACCAACCGGGCCTTCGGGACCGTCCGGCCCGGCCGGTGCAAATGGTGCCGCAGGCCCCACAGGGGCGGCTGGAGCAACCGGACCTTCCGGCCCCGCAGGTCCATCAGGCCCTACTGGACCTTCTGGTCCTACCGGGCCTTCAGCGGGAACCGGACCCTCATTTGCCAGAGCAACCGCTGATGCTCCCACCGTCACCACCACGGTTTTAACCACCGCTACTGCACTGGTGTTCGCGGTTACCAGCGGTATTACCTACTGCTTCGCCTTCAACGTGCTTTATCAATCCCAGCATACGGCAAATGGACTGAAGCTGGGATTGACGTTCCCGGCCGCGGCCATCGTATCCGCGAACGTCTTTATACCCGCAGGAGCCGATGGTACCGGACAGGTGGGATGGATCACCGCGTCCGGAGATTCCGTCACCGCAGCCGGAGTGGAAGCGACCGGAACAACTTATGTCGCGTTGATCGACGGCACTATACGTCCTACCGCAAATGGCAACATTGCCGTTCAATACGCCGCCGAAGTGAGTACGACTGAAGGCGTTATCATAAAACAAGAGTCGGCGGGTTTTCTCATTGCAGTCCCATGAGAATGAGCGCTATTAAAGTGCCGTTTCCGATGCCCGCCTGCCTGGGACAGCCGGAGCGCCACCGTCAGATGAAGGAATCCGTGGAACGGGGATTTCCAAGACTTGCAAAAGTGCCGGTCGCAAACAAGACCATCTCACTGATCGGTTACGGTCCCTCCCTGAAGGATACCTGGACCGACATCAAAAGGCCGATGATGACCATGAGCGGGTCGCATGATTTTCTGGTGGAACGAGGGGTTATTCCGGAGTTTCACTGTGATATGGACCCGAGGAAACATAAAGTGCGGATGTTGACTCCTCACCCGCAGGTACATTATCTGATGGCCTCGGTGTGTCATCCCTTGATATGGGAGAAACTGCAAGGTTTCAAAGTGGCGCTGTGGCACGCGGTCAGCGGAGACCTTACGGTGAATTGGATCAAAATGAATGACCCCGATGCTTTATTGGTCTCGGGAGGCTCCTGCATCGGGTTGGTGGCGATTCATCTTGCCGGATGCCTGGGATTCAATCACTTCGAGTTGCATGGTTACGACGGCTCCTATCGGGGTGCCGAACGTCATGCTGGACCCGATCAAGGCCATCCCCAGGGAAGGATTGATACAAAAATATGGGGTCATTGGTACCCGACCTCGAAAATAATGGAAAACGCCAACGTAGAGCTTCAAAATCTGTTGAACTGGTTTCCGGTATTCGTGGTGTTCCACGGTGAAGGAAGAAACCAGAAATTCGCGGAATTGACCGAACTTCCGAATGTCGCCTTGCACGGCACACCGAAGGCGGAAATGGTCAGAACCGGTAAAGTCATCTACACAAATAAGGAAGAGTTTGAAAAACTGATTGCGGTATAAATCACTTAAAAGGAACCCTATGCAAACCTATCAATTTACCGCCAACGGTGGGCCGAACATTCTGATTGAAAACGCGCTTGGAGTCTCTAACCAA